GCAGTTCCATTGCCACGCCTGCCTGCATTCTGAGGCGGTACAGCAGCGCGATATGCTCCGCGATGTGGGCAATTAGGATCGGCTGCATGGTCTTAGCGCCGGGATTGCCTGCCAAAGATGGGTCTTGCAGAAACTGCATATGCACCGCGATGTGCGCCTCATGATCTTGCTCAATGAAGGCGCGAATTGGCTTGCCGTACATCACCGACATATTTTCATCGATGCAGTCCATCTGGACCGCCTCTTCTGGCTTTTTCAGTATTTCATCGATGTTCTGAACACGAATTGCCTCGTACATCCGCTTGTATGCCGCATACATGTCATGCAGTTGCGGTGCGGCCTGCGCCATTTGCAGTACAGCTTGCGCCTGCGCGATGCGCTGGGCGGTGCTGAAAATGTTGGGATCGGACACAGGCACGATGTCAATGCGGTCATCAAAATCGGCGGCATAGATCGTTTCGGCTGCGCCAGCGCGTGAGAACGTAAATTCGTCTGGCAAATTTTCTGCGTTTAGAGCCGCCAGCATTTTAAATTCTTGGCCTTGCGCGTAGTGAAGGCGCTTGTGAATTGCGCTGAACGCCTTTGATCCTTGCTCAATCAGGGCCACGGTACTGCCCACTGGGGCGTTGGGATTTACGTCACCGACATTAAGATCGGCTGTGGACGCAAAGCGTTGTCCAGCATCGACCATAAAGCCCAGCAGATTAAACAGCGAACTGCTTGGCTCCTTAAATGGCAGAGGCATGATGGCCTTCGACACGTCATCGACGGTACTGTCGAGATCGACAAATTCACCGGGGGATACTTGCAGATCGCCGCCAGTGACACGGCCACGCAGCTTGAACCCGCCCTGCATATTTGCGAATGCGGCACTGTCGAGCAGAGCGCGAAGCGATCCCGTTGCCGCTTTGCCCAGACCGCCAATCATGTGATAGAGGCCGAAGCCGTAGAACCCAAGTCCCGGTAGGAACTTGTACGACACGAACCAATCGCGGCGTTTTTTTAGCTCATCGTCTTCGCGCCAATTGCGCCTGACCGACACGATCTTTTGATTGTCATAATCGATTGTGATGCAGTACGGCAGTGCGACAGCGTTATCGTCCTGATCGTCCTCATCCATTTCCTCGCCATCAATGCCGTCAAACAAATCATAGAGGTGCATTTCAAGCAGTGTGATTACATCATCGTTGTTGTCGTATTCATCGACGCCCTCAATTTCGCCAATTACGCTGTCGGCTGGATCGATATCTTCGCTGCCGTCATCGGTTGTCTGGAGGTAGTATCCGTTTTGAACGTAGCGATTATATTCGTTTTTCGGCATTCTGATGATGTGTGTGTAGCGTGGGGATGTGTAGAGGTCTTTGCTATCTGGAGCCACGCAGAAATCTTCGGCCTTGACGAACTGGCTGCACTGCCTGTCGAGGTTTACGTCCCACCAAACCTTTTTGAACGTCTGGCCGACCAGCGGTAGGTGAAACAGCATTTGATCCAGATCGGGAAAGTATTCGGGCATTTCCTGTGTGATCTGATAATTCATAAATTCTCTGACCCTGCGGCCCTGCTCTTCGATTTCCTCATCGGGCTGACCAATGATGACCGACTTGATCGGGCCACCTGACGGGTACAGCTCTGCGATGGCCTTGGCGTTAAATTGGGTTGCTGCTTCAGCGATCAGGGGGTGAACAACGATGGAAAGGCCACGGGTGGCCCTCTCGTCCTCGCTTTCATCTAGCCCCCCATCGGGGTCCAAGGTACGCAACCCTGCCTTGTAGCGTGACTTCCAATCGTCCCGTGCGGCTTCATCGTTTTCGTAATACGACACAAGCTCCGCGCCCTTGGCCGATAGCTCCCGTGCGTCGATCTCTTCTGCGAGGTTGGCGTCAAATCCGTTGTCGCTCTCATCGATATCGTCTAGCTCTGGATCACCGATTAGCACGTCACCGTCTGGAAGCTCTTCAATCATCAGGTCATCTGCGGGTGCGCCCTCGGCAAACGGGATTACATTTGGATCAGCCATAGAGAGTTATCCTTTGCGTCTCTGGTTCGTCATCTTCAGTCAGGTCTTCAGTGTGGCCTAAGAACCAGCCTTTTCTCAGTCTTAGCCACGCTTGGGTGGCTGTGTCAACGACATCGTCATTTTTTGCAGCTGGGAAAGCCGCACATATTGAGATCAAATCTTCGGCCCATTTGCGTTTTGGGTAATAAATTCTGCCGTCCTCTAACAGGGCAGATGCGGCGTGTGCGCGAGCCACCTTATCACGATCTGGACTGTAGGCCAAGACAGGCACCCCTGCCTGCCTCAAATCATGCAGCAAACTGGCTCCCGAGGCCTTCTTCTCTATCAAAACTGCGTCTGGCTCCCAGTCATCGTATGCCTCCTGCGCCAGCTTGCGTAGCTCTGGGTAGTTAACTTTATCGTACCACATATCCAACACAATCAAGCAGTCGTGACCATTGTGCTTAAACACGCCCCACGTTGTTCTGGCGCTGTAGCTGGAGCTTTCTTTGGTTTCAAAGGCTGTATCCCAAGACTGGATTACATACGAAACTTCGGGTAGCTCTTCTCGCTCCCACGGCACCCACCATGACGCCTTGAGTATGCCACCGCCCTTGGGGCTTGGCCGCTGCTGTAGCTGCCCTGCGGCTGCGTAAGAGCCAAGACCGCGCTCTAGAGTTGATAGTTCTTTCTCTCCGAACCTCTCAGGCCAGAGAAGCTCTCCCTCTTCTGTGCGTGGGTCTGTGAAGCCGAGAGATGATCTCACTGGCGTAGGGTGGCCGATCTCATAACGTGCGGGTAATACAAGATGATCCCATTCATTGCCTAGCTCATTTGCAAGAATATGGCCCGTGAGGTCTTGCTCATTAACGCGCTGCTGTATGACAATGAACGCGCCCGTTTTAGGGTCGTTTAGGCGGCTCTGCATGGCCTGATCCCACCAATCTATGACGCCCTGCCTGACCTTTTGACTGTCGGCCTCTACAACATTATTTACGTCATCTAAAATGATACAGTCGCCGCCTTCCCCAGTTAGTGACCCAGCAACTGATGTACTTAATCGAATGCCGTTTTCGCTATTCTCAAATCTTGATTTCTGGTTCATATCCCCACTCAAGTGAAACTTGTCGCCAAAGTGCGCCTGATACCACGGGCTGTCGATTAGCCTACGACACTTGGTGCTGTCCCTGATCGACAGAGAGGCGCTGTAGGACGCATAGAGAAACTTCTTTGATGGCTGTGTAGCCCAAGTCCACGCTGGCAGCACCACGGCGGTTGAGATAGACTTTGAATGCCGTGGGGGAATATTGATAATCAAGCGTTTGATTTCGCCTTCGATAACTGCCTCAAGATGATCACTGATGGCATCTAGGTGCCAGCCAGAAGTGTAGTCTGATCCCGGTTCAATCGTCGGCCATGCGGCTTTCGTAAACTCCCTCAATGATCTGCGGTAACGCTCCGCTTGAACTTGCTCCAGTGTCAGCTTGTTTAAAAGCTGCTGCAATTGCGCTGAGTTGGTCATCGCTCATCCTCGTTAAATCTATGACATTTTTATGTTCGACAGTGGCTGCGAACTCATTTTTGTTCGACCAGTTTTCTTTATCTCTGTTATTCAGGTAATAAATAATAGCGACATTATCTCGCTCGACCACAGCATTTTCAAACAGGGCGTTGGTGACTTTTGACAGGGCAATTGCCTTGCCTTTTTTTATAGTCTCCAAAAACTCTAAATTTTCGGCCTGTCTGTTGTAGAAGGTGGCGGGTGAAATTCCCAAGCAAGATGCGATTTGTTCGACAGTCAATCCCTGCCCCGCAAGTGTTTTAACCTCTGAAATCACCTCTTCTGTGATTTCGAATTTTGGCCTACCGACAGATTTTTTGGCTGGCTTTTTCTCAGTTGTTTTTTTCGCCATGATGCGGCCCTCCTGTTATTTCTATATAATGCAAAATTAAATTAAAAAAAAGGGTTGTCGTTCCTATAGTAAAAAACCCCGCCGAAGCGGGGCTTACTCAATCAAACAGTTCGCACCCTTTGTCGGTTTTTTTATATCCACTAACTCTACCATGAATTTTGTCTGACGTTAGGTATCCATTAACCTTGGCATCATATTTCATCATTCGTAAAGATTTGCATTCGATCTGCCTTACGCGCTCACGGCTCAATCCTAAAGATTTTCCAGTTTCTTCTAGGCTCATATTTTGTTTGAAGCGCATATCTATTACTTTTTTCTGCTTGTCGGTTAGTCGAGTATCAAGTTGCTGCAACACTTGCGAGTGGGCTATCATTTTCTCTGTTGAGTTGTCTGACATTATTTGTTTCACGCCATCCATATCGATAGTAAATTCGGACGTTGATGTTGATAGCCTGATATCTTGCAAGTGTTCAGGCCATATTTCCACTGGCTCTTTTCCGACCATTGCGGCGACATCAAACGCAAGGTTTGTCCAGCCTTTTTCGTTTATAGGTTTAATTTTCATAGTTACGAGAGCGTTAACTGCCCCCTGACTTCGGCCCATTTTTCTCGACAGGTCTGCCACGGATTCATATTTTTTACGGATTGCCTGTAGCAATCTATTATTCCTGACGGTGATTTTTACATTAAAGTCCTCCATTACATCGCCAACATAATTATTAGGACAGCCGCGACAAGCACCACGAAAGCAGCCCCTGCGATATCCTCCCTGCCCCAGCCATCGGGCTTTGTGTTGTGTATGCTGACGTGGCCTCGCAGATTGACGGCGACCCACTGCCCTGACGCTGCGCCCGTCTCACCTTCCTGCGTGTGTATCCACAGGTGTGCGCTTCCCGCACGTTTTGAGCATTCTGGCTTCAGCCATTCTGGCGGCATTTCTGCACTCATAAATCCTTTGAATTGCCAAGATTTAATGATCATAATTTATCCTCTCTTTCATCAAAATGGTGAGCCAGCCTACGCAGTTCTGTGGCGATGCCTTTTGTTATGGTGCCTGTGAACAGTGGGCGTCGATCTTTGGCGTGTACGGCCTCCCCAGCTATTAC